TATTCGACTAATGTGAAGATCAACGGTAGTTTCGCCCACAGAGGCGGTGATGTATCAGAACCACTATCAGAGCCACATATTCTACCCATCCCACCCTTTCCAGCGCACCCAGAGACGATTGTAGCGTCTCCTAGCACGGTTCAGATCAATGGTATGCCTGCTGCTGAAGTAGGAGCAACGATTACTGGTTCGGGGTCTGTATTATTTCTTCCAAGTTTTACTGTGTTTTTCACGTAGACTGTGGTATAATAAACAAGTCAATTAATTCAAGTTATGGCACGAAGCAAAGTTGGTATTAGTGGATCTCCTATGATCGAGTCCACTCCCAAGAACACTCGACAGGGTATGGGAAAGAACACGAAGTATGCTGCTACTAGCAGAAACAAGGCAAAGAAAAAGTATCGCGGTCAAGGACGATGAATTTAATCTGCAATCTTCCTGCTGAGAAAGTTTGGGTACGTAAAGAATACTTACGAGATCACCAAGATGGTCATGGGGAGTTTGTAGAGGGCGTCTGGGTGTGTGCTAAGAGCATACCTGGACGCGCTTTTTATTTTGAAACATACTTGCCTGAGTATGGGGCAATGTATGACAAACTTCCTATCAGTGCCTTTGTTCGATCCCCCGAAACCCCAGTCATAGACATGAGTTTGGAGAATCTACAATTTTGGAATTGTATGGATTATGGCGTTGCCTGTATGAACAAAGGATTTGTGTCATCGATGGATTGTGAGGTCTTTACTAGAGACCATGGTCTTATGAGAGGGCAGTATCTGTTCACACTTGATAATTACCATGCTAATATTGATGTGATAGATAATAATGTAAGTGAAGTGCCTCAAGAGCACAAATCTCATAATTGTATTGCATTGAACAATGGTCAATACGCATTGTATCCTAACAATAGGATGCGTCTGTATGACCTCTCTATCACTCCAGAAGAACCCAAGTTCCCTGACTTCAAGGTTTCTACCATAGAATACCAAGTAGAGGCAGGAATCGACTGGGGACGCCTTGGAGACAACGATAATTATTTTTGGGAAACTAATGCTGAACGAAAACTACGGACGGAGACCACAGATGGACAAACGAGTGGACAAGGGTGAAGACTTTAAGAAGTCTGGAATGACCCTCATCACCGAAGTTGACAGCGAGCGTCACCTGAGGAGAGCGCAAAAGTTAAAAGATGTCAAGGAGGGTGAAATCTTTGACAACCAGGAGGAATGGGCAGACGGATTCTGTGGCAAGTGATAAATAGAAACAGCCTATTGCTGTGTCTAAATGCCATCCTTTGAAACATTCAAGGACTTGAGTGTTACATTCAAGAAGCACCCTGTATCAGATGATCTGGTAACGGTGAAAGACAAGGCAGCTATCGTTCAGGCGATTACTGCCTTGCTTCTTACTAGGAAAGGAGAAAGACCATTCCAACCTCAGTTGGGATGTGGTATTCAGAATGTATTGTTCGAACCACTAGATTATGGTAGTGCTGGTATTATCAAATCAGAAATTAGAGAAGTCTTGAATCGTTACGAACCAAGAATTGAAATTGATAGTATCTTTTGCATTCCCGATGAGTTGAATAACGGTTACGAAGTTGAACTATCTTATACGATCATAGGTAGAGATGACGCACCAGTAGCAGTAGAATTCTTCCTAGAGCGAACACGATAATGCCTTATACTCAGGTTGCCAATTTAGACTTTGAAGATATTAAAGTTGCTCTGAAGGATTACCTCAGAGCACAGTCAGATTTTACTGATTATGATTTTGAAGGCAGTGCGTTATCGACGCTGATCGATACACTCGCCTATAACACCTACTATACAGCGTTTAACGCTAATATGGTAGTCAATGAACTATTCATCGATTCTGCTACGTTGAGAGACAACGTAGTGGCAATTGCGAAGCAGTTAGGATATAGACCTAAGAGCGCAACATCTCCAACTGCTTACGTATCATTTAATGTGACATATGGCACACCAACCAGTGATACCGAACTCCTGCTGAAGAAAGGAACTGGATTCATTGCATCATATGACAATAACATCTATCAGTATGTTGTACTAGATGATGTTACAGCACAAGTATCAAACGGTGTTGCTACCTTTGAGGATGTAGAGGTAAGAGAAGGAACACAGTTAGTCAATACTTACACTGTTAACACAGCACTCAAGTCACAACGTTTTATTCTTGACAATGAGAACATTGATACCAATACTATTAGAGTAAGAGTATTCCCAACAGGTGGTTCGTTGAATGAACCATGGTTAGTTGCGGACAATATTATTGGTATTAATGGAACATCTAAAGTCTTCTTCTTAGAAGAGATTGAAGACTCTAGATATGAATTACTATTTGGTGATGGTGTTTTAGGTAAGGCACTTGAGAATGGTGCGAGGGTGGAAGTGTCTTACCTAACTACTGCTGGTCCAGAGAGCAATGGTGTACGTACATTCGTCTTCTCTGGTGTCCTAGAGAACCCACAAGGTGTCTCTCCTAACTCTTTCGATGTTTCTATTACCTCTACTGTAGCGTCTTCTGGAGGCGAAGAGATTGAGAGCACAGAGAAGATTAGATATACAGCACCAAAGGCATATGGCACCCAAGATCGTGCGGTTACTGCTGATGATTACTCTGCTATCATTCGCAGAATTTATCCTGCTACCAGCGACATCATTATTTTTGGAGGTGAGGAACAAGACCCACCACAATATGGAAAGGTATTCATCGTATTGAAACCAAAAGATGCTGCTTACTTAACATCACTTACTAAGAGTAATATTGTAGCAGAACTACAGAAATATTCAGTTGCTTCTATTGAACCTGAGATCATTGATCCATCTATTCTTTATGTTGAACTAGAAAGCAAGATTTACTATGACGGTGGAGCAACAGATCAAACACCAGCACAGATTAGAGACAAAGTGATCGGTGGCGTACAATCTTACCTCGATGTTTCCGACATTGAAAAGTTCAATGGTAAGTTTAGACATAGTAAAATGGTTGGTGTAATTGATGATGCTGATCGTGCTATTAATTCAAATCTAACTGAAGTTACATTGAGGAAAGATTTCTATCCTCAATTGAATTCTACATTCTATTACGAGATTTGTTACCAGAATACTTTTGATAAGGATTGCGATGGTCCAGTCCTTGCCACTACTGGTTTTAGGGTCACTGAGTATCCTAACTTTGATGTGTATCTTGAAGATAGGGATGGCAAAATTGTCCTATATAGACTAGATACTGCAACTGGCGAAAAGGTTGTCCTCGACAAAGAAGTTGGAGACATTGACTATGAAAAAGGCGAACTGAAAATGTACGATTTGACTATCATCAAAGGTACATATTTTGATAACCGTATCTCTGTCCGAGTAAAACCCCTTTCTAATGATATCAAGGCACTCCGCGAGGTTTACCTTGACGTTGACGTAGCGAATTCAAGTTTCACCGCATACAAAGAGTAAGTAAATGGCTGCTGTTAAGACTAAGAGAATTTCAACTCTAATTGAGTCACAGCTTCCTGAATTCATTTCTACCGAGTACGAACTTTTTGCTAAGTTTGTACAGAAGTATTATGAAGCACAGGAAGTCCAAGGTGGTCCCTTGGACGTTCTTAGCAACTTACAAAAGTATGCTGATATTGACTACTACGAGAAGAATCTACTAAAACAGAATGATTCTCTTGCTTCTACTATTAGTGCTACAGATACTACTATCACTCTTGTAGATGCTACTTCTTTTCCAGAGAAGAATGGTTATGTAAGAATTGGTAATGAGATCGTCTTCTATGCTTCTAGAACTGATACAGACCTCCTAGAGTGCTCTAGAGGTGTTAGTGGTAACACAACCCTAGGAGACTTGTACTCCGCTTCTGATTTCAACAGCACTGATGCCGCTCAGCATGTTGCTGGTGTAAAAGTATACAATGTTAGCAACCTATTCCTGTATGCTCTAGTCAAAAACTTCGAATCTCAGTATTTGGGTTCTTTCCCAGAGAAGTATCTTAGAGGAGAGGTTGACAAGAGAACTTTAATTAAGAACATTCAAAAGTTCTACAAAACTAAAGGAACCGATAGTTCTATTAAGTTTGTCTTCACGACTCTGATTACCGAAAACGATGGTAACGATCCTGAAGTTTACAAACCAAAAGATTTTACATATAAAGCATCCAAGTCAGACTGGATCAGTGTATATGCGCTAAAAGTAAAAATTGTTTCTGGTGATCCTAAAGATCTGATTGGAAAACAGATTATTCAACCAGAAACTGATGAATACGGTTTTGTCTCCGCTACCGTAGATAATGTATATCCAGATGGCACAGCAGACGATGAAAAAATCTGGAATATTGTATTAGCACCAGAAACTGTTACTGGTGAGTTTGCTATTTCTACTAAGACCAGACTAGAGAAAGCCTTATCACAGACAGCAGGTGTAGGAAAGCGTGTCAATGTATTCTCAACTATTGGTTGGGGTAAGACTGGTGAGATTTTGATTGGCGAAGAGACAATCAAATTTGAAGAAAAGAATATCACTCAGTTTGTTATCAAGAAGAGAGGTGATATTACATACAATCACAGTGTTGGTGATTCTGTATACAAACCTGTAATCATTGAAGGATCTGGAGTTAGACTACTAACTCTTGGTGTTGTATACAATTTTACAACTGATACTTCTCATCCATACTCATTCCCTGGTGATAAGATTCAAGTATCAAATCCAGGATTTGAAACATCCGATCCTAAAATTGTTAGAACTGGTACGAATCAACCTAGATGGATTCTTAATAACAATCTTCCAGTCAACTCTCCAACTATTCCAGCAGTACAAACTGCGTTAGGTGAAACTTCAACAGATGTGTCTGCTATCTTTGCAGATGATCAATATTATTATATCACATCTTCTGGATATCCATCATATAAAATTTTAGATGGTTCTACTGTAACCCAGGAAGTACAGGATCAAAAGTTGCTTCGTATTATCAGAAAGCAAGCAACTAGAACTACAGAAAAGTATAAAACACCAAAATCTGATATTGGTATTCTTTTAAATGGTGTTCGTTTATATGGATATCGTGATCCAGAAAGCGTTCGTTATGGAAGATTAGAATCTATTGAGGTTAACACCCAAGGCGGTGGATACGCTAAACCTCCTTTTGTTATTCTAGACGGAGTTCCTAATAAAGCAAGAGCAGTTCTTTCTGGTTCTGTTGTTGAGAGATACATTGTTGATACAGATACCGTATTCCCAAGAGTTCCTGTAGTAGAAGTAACTTCTGGTAGGGGTGCTGAAGTTCGTGCTGTTGTTACTGGAGATGAAGTTACCAGTTTGGTAATTGAAAACCCAGGCGAGTATTATTCATCTCCTCCACTCGTCAGAATTACTGATAGAAATGGAAAGGGTAGATTTGCCGACTACACTGCTATTGTAGATACTGATGGTAGAATCACTGGATTTACCAAGAACGCTGGTGGCAGTTTCTATACACAAAGTACAGTTACTGTAGACATTCTTCCTGTTGGTAGTGGTGCTACTGCTACTCCACTTTTAACTGAGTGGAACTTCAATAGATTTGAAAAACTAAAATCAAACTTGGATACTGAGTATGGTTATGTTTTCAAGAACTATAATAATGTTCTTGAATATGGATACGGTCATGTTGCTAATCCCAAGGCACTTAGAGTTGCTTTGAATGATAACATTAACCCAACTGGAACAGAACCAACAACAAAAGTCCACTCAAAAATTCTTGGATTTGCTTATGATGGCAATCCAATTTACGGACCATTTGCTCATGAAAATCCATTAGATTCTCAATCTCCTATTGTGAGAATGACATCTAGTTATAGTATTAGAGGTTCTCGCCCTGGTGGTCCAGCATTATCGAAGTATCCACTTGGAACATTTACAAATGATTATGCTTATGTTCACAAATCAGGATCATTAGACGAAAACAATGGAAGATTTTGCATCACTCCAGATTTCCCAGAAGGAACTTATGCTTACTTCATTACTATTACTAGCGATCAAACACCGCAATATCCATACCTTCTAGGAGAAAACTTCTATTCACTACCTGTGGATAGTAATTACAATTCGAATATTAATCAAAACGACGTTCCAAAAAATTCAAAAAGATTCTACATCCCTGGTATGCCTAGAAATGGCGAAGGCGTTGTAGCACAAATTTCAGAAGTCAAATCTGGAACTATTGATTCTATTGCTATCGACAGATCATCTGATAATTTTTCTGTCAACGGCAAAGTTTATTTTGATAATAAAGGATCTGAGGGATCTGAAGCAGAGGCATTGGTTGAGTCTGTAAAAGGAAAACCAGTTACATACTTAGAAAGTTATGAAGACAAAGTTGTCAAATTGACAACTATTCAAAATGCTTACCTTTTTACTGATGATATTCTTCGTCAACCATCTTCAAACGCATCTGGAACAATCGTTGGTGACATTAGAAATGATAACGTTATTGTCTTAAAAGATGTTGTTGGAACGTTTGATAATACTGGCACATTCTCTGCTGATATCAAGACATTCTTTATTCTTCTGGATCAGAGAAGTTCATACACCAAAGGTGCTATTTTAAGTTTAACAGATGGCATCAACCCAGCAATCGCAACAGGTGAGGTTCTTAATGGAACGTCTAGTCAGAACACTGTTGAAATTAAGGTTCTTAGCGGTGATTGGTTAGATTTTAATACTGGAGAATACTTCTTACAGTCATCAAACTTCTTTAATACTTCTGGTACAAGACCAGTTACATTGACTTCACTTAGCGATGGTCTAGAACCATTTGAGGTCAACCAAAGTGTTGCTCTAATTGAGACTACTGAGAATCATGGTCTTGGTATTGGTGATAGAGTTGACATCAGTATTCTTCCTGATGATGCTTTAAAAACTAAAACGTATTATCTTAAAAAGAGACTTTACCAGGAAGTTGTATTCCAACCTCCTTCTTTCTCTTCTAATATTAATGACACTGGAATTGGAAGATTCCAAGTATTGAATGGTGGTGCTGACTATACTCCTGGTACATATACAAATGTTCCGCTAACTGGTGGAACAGGTTCTGGAGCAACTGCTAATATCACTGTCTCAGATGCTGGTGTTGTGTCCAATATCACAATTCAAGCAAAAGGTTCTGGATACAGAAAAGCAGATTACCTAGGTGTTGATGATGAGTCTCTAGTAAGATCTGGCGCTTCACTCAGCACTGCTAGACTAACTTTGTACGTTGACCATGTAGGATTTGCTGCTGGATCTACAGTCTTGACTTTGGACAGTACAACTGGATTCTCAAATGGAGATCTTATTTCGGTTGGTGATGAAATTATGGAGATTGTTTCTGTAAATGGAAAGAATCTCACTGTAACCACTGGAAGAGAGAATACTACTGTTGTTGATCATTATGATGGTCAAGCAGTTTCGCTTTACAAAGCAAGATATAATTTTGCCAATAACTTCCAAGTAGGAAGTGCAGCAGGATCGGGATATATCAAATCATATGATCTGGAAACACAAAAAGCAGTAATCGTTTATGATTATAGTATTGACAAATCTACAGCACAGGGAATTCAAGTAAGCACAACTTTCTTCGATTCTAGTTCACCACAAAGATTAGTCTCAGTTAAGACTGCTGATGAGATTGAATTTAAGTTTGAATTTTCTGAAGATAATGTAACTTTTGTTGAAAATCCAAATCTTGATGTTCAAGAGTTTTACAAGTATAAATTTGATACTTCTGATTCTTCTCTAACAGGTACGTATTTTGACATCAGTCCAAGTAAAAATTATAACATTATTACAGTAGAAAAACAAGCATCTACAGTGTTACCAGGAAATCCTGGAGCATTTACAGATGTTAAATTTGGATTTGGTTCTAGAATTGCATCAAATAACCTGACTACTAAAGTAGGAACCGATTTTACTAACTTCTATTACTTTGATAAGAATGGTATTGTTGATTCTGATGATAAGTATTTGAAGATTGTTACCGACCCTCTACAAGGTCAAAAAATTGTAAATTACGTTACTCCAAACAGATTTACCTATGATGTTGCTATTCCACCACTGTGGGACGGATCTGGAACGATTACTTATACAACAACAGGACAATTTGCTGTTGGAGAAATTAATACATTTAAGATTACCAATCTTGGATTGAATTATAAGAAAACACCTATTATTGCTGGTGTTGATCCAAATGCTAATTTCAAAGCAACAGCAACTGTATTGTTTGATACTGTAACTAATACCGTTGTTGGTGTCAGAAGAGACACTAAAGGATCTAATTATGTTAATCCAAAAGCAATTGTAGTTGATGGTGATGGTGTAGACCTTTCATTTAAGGTGGTTGTAAGAGATGGCGAGATTTTCTCAATCACTGTTGATAATCCTGGAAGAGGATATACGTACACTCCTGTAATTGAAATTGTAGAAAGTGATGTCAATGCTTATATTGACAGTAATACTATTGGCGTACCACAAAGTATTAGTATTACAAGAAACGGCGGAGCATTCCACTTAGATAAAACAGTTGCTTCTACTTTCTCTTCAAAGTATGTCGTATCTTTGAAGAACTTCAGTGGTAATTTCCAAAAAGGCGAAATCGTTACACAAAAGATTGGAACTACCGAAGTTGCTAGAGCAAGAGTAGCAGAATGGAGATTTGGATCTAATCTTCTAAAACTTGAAGGTATCACTGGCATTGTTAGAGAGAATGTTGAGATTGTAGGTCTCATCTCAAGAGCATCTGGAACAGTAAAAGCAATTTACGTAAGCACTTTCGTAGAAAACATTACTGCTTTCTTTGATAACATTGGTTATTACAAGTCAGACAGAGGCAAACTGGGCGTATCGAATCAGAAACTAGTAGACAGTCATTTCTACCAAGACTATTCATACGTTGTCAAATCTAAAACTCCAATTGACCAGTGGAGAGATTTAATTAAATCTACAACACATCCTGCTGGATTTAAACTATTTGGTCAGGTTGATGTAGAGACAAATGCTGCAGCAGAAATGCCAGCAGAACTGTCACAGGCAAGTCACTTTAGTGTTATCCAACTTTGGGATCCAAATAAGAATAGAATTACTGTTGAGAACACTACCAGAGTAGTTACTCAAACAATTCAAAAAGTTGAAAATCAAAGAATCAGAAGAGGTGTTGGTTCTGCTGCTACTTCTGAATTTAACTTTAACGAATCTCGTGCTTTCACATTTACATTGGCAGCACCATTCGATGGATACTATGACACCAATGGAATATTACAAGGAACAAAAACTTTCCAAGTATTAGATGACAGTGGACTACCATTCTCACCATCAAGTGCTAAGAATTTAGTTATTACATTAGATGGTGTTCTACAAGAACCAGAGGTAGCATATACTATTTCTGGTGATAGTATTACTTTCTCACAACCACCATTAGGTCCAAATCAAAAACTAACTGGTGCTGATCTTTCAGAAACTACATCATATGCTGGTGTAACTTTCTATGGTAGATATTTCAATTTTAAAGATAATCAGTATAACACAAGATACTTTAAAAAACTCAAAAATATTTTCCAACGTAATGGTAGATGGATTGACTCAGCAAATCAAATTGAGAGAAATAGAGACTTTATCATTGAAGAATCTGTTGGATATGGCAAGCAGTTCTATCCAGCACTAGATTGGAGCACAAAACTAGATGATTACCAAAGAGATATTGGTTATATTTTAGATGCCTACGAGCATGACATTAGATTTGGCGGTAATGTTAAAACTGTCGATTATGTATCAATTTTTGGTCAAGATACTGATTATGATTACATCACAAAAAATAAAACAGAATCTCTAGGCATCTTTAAGTATGCTACTAATCTAGCAAAACTTGCTATTAGAAATTGGGATATTGTAGAGAGTGGTGTTACTTATATTACTGGTTCTACTCGCATGACAGTTTCTGATACTAACAGACTTGCTGTTGGTATGCATGTTAGTTCTGGTAGATCCTATCCAGAAGGAACTAAAATTATTTCTATTGATAGTAATACTCAGATCACTTTATCAAATGCTGCTTTGGCAAACTCTGGCGGTGGCGGTGGCGCTTCTTCTGGTATTACGTATCTCGACGGATCAACTGGCGGTACAGATGTTATTCTCAATACAAACACTGGTGCGGTTCTCCCTGGAGATCAGTATGCTGTAGATCCTGATGACACTTTACAAGCACCAATTTCTTTCTCTGGTTCTGATGATGCCACATTCTTCTTTAGTGGTATTAATAACGGAACATTCTATGATGCTTCAAATCTAATTGCTGCTAATAAAGCATACTTACAAGAAGAAATTAGTGGATACACATATGCTACTTATACTTTACCTGCTGGTGATGAAGAGAAGTGTAAGAGAGATCTTGGTTTCTTAATCGATGCTGTCGTTTATCATTTGAGACTAGGTGGAAACGAGAAAGTAGTTGAATTTGCTAGACTATACTACACTAATGCTGGTTATCCTGATGGAGAAAGACTAACTTACATTAATAGAACAACAGAAGAAACTAACGCTGCTATTGATGCTTGGAATAAGTTAGCTGAAAAAATGATTCTTGCTATGAGAAATACTCTCGGGGCAGGAACATACACTAATATTGCTCCAGTTACAGATCCATCAATTGCTCCAGATTCTGTAAACCCACCTTGTGTTGAGGTTGCTTCTGCTATTAATAGTATGATTGGTGCTGTTAAAGATATCCTAGCAAGTGGAACTGGTGCTGTTGATTCAACTCCTATTAATGCTAGCAAACCAGGAAATTGGACTTCTAGAACTCCATATACTGATTATAACTTAATTCCAGATACGGCATTGCCAAACGGAGAATGCGATGATGTAATTTCTTCTGTAGATTCACTGTATGATAATGTTGATGATGTATTGAATTCTCAATTAGTTGCTAAGACACTTCCAGATTATGTTGATGGAGAAAACAAAGTATTTGAAATGTATTGGGAGGATGGATCCGAGGTCAATACAGAAGAAGACGAAGATTTATTCTTGAGTCTCAATGCTGTCTTACAGAGACCAAAGTATAATGCTGATTACCCTGGCGAAGATGCTTACTACATTGACAGAACTACAATTCCAAACAAACTTGTATTTGATGTAGCACCTATCTGGGATCAAGACTTTGGTGCAAAGAGTATTGGAGAACCAACTGCAGTTGAAAAGGTTGTTGGTATTGGAGTTGGTAATTACAAGAGACTCACTATTGATTATGATCTAGTAAATGAAACTAGAACTGGTCCATTCTTAATTTTAGATGTAGAAGACAGCACAGTTCAGTCCATTGAGGACAAGGAATATCTTTATGTCTTCTTAGATGGGGTTCTTCAGAGAGAAGGATATAGTTATGAAGTAGCAGGTCCAAACATCTACTTCAATGTTCCCATCAAGAAAGAAATGAAGATTGACATGCGCTACTTGTATGGTAGAGATGTTGGTCAAATTCTAAATGTCTTTGATTTTGCTACAGACAGTTTTTACTCTACAGGCATCATCACAATTGAAACCACACAATCAAATATTAATGACTATGTGTCTTACCAATGGATGGGTGATCTAGCTGGTTCTGGCGTTCATTGCTGGCAGCAAAAACCAGATGGAACCTATAATGTAGTTGGTAAAGTTGGTAACCCATATGTTAATGGAAATACATTAAAACTTGATATTATCAAAGCACAAAATGGTAGTATCATTGATGGATTAGACATTACTTTTGCTGTAGAAGGAAGATATTCCAGAACATTTACAATGTTAGATGCTGATATTGTTTCAACATCATTGGCATACGATATCGATGACCAAGGAAGAAAAATTCTTAGTGATGAAAATGGACTGTGGTCTGGAACTATTGTTAGAAAATATTACAGAAATCCTTTTGTAAGTCTATCAAACGGAGATCAAATTCGTGTAGATGGAGAAGAAGGATTTAGAAAAATTAAAGTTCTACCATCAAAAACCACCAGTAAAGATGGTAGAGGTGGAGAACAACTTTCCGATGATATTTTTGGTTCAGTATCAATTGAATCTTATAATGGTGTTACAAGGGGTGAAGGACTCAGTGTAATTGCTAATATTGAAAACGGTAAAGTTGTATCACTAACTTGGAACCAGAGAAGTTTTGATCCTCTAACTCAACCAACTGCATATCAGTATTTCACTCCTCCAGTATTAGAATTTGTTCCTCAAGATGGAACTGGTGGTGGAGCTAGAGCAGAAGTTATTGTAAGTAAAGGTCAAGTTATTAGTGTTGACTTGCTCGATGGTGGTTCTGGATACACTAAAGCGCCAAGAGTAACTGTTGCTAGAAGATATCAAATTCTAACAGAAAGAGATATTGGTGTATCACTAATTAACGTTGGTATTAATCCATTCGTAGAATCAGCAGGAATGACTGCTACATCTACGATTGATGTTCTAGGAAACCAAGTCGAAGGTGTCAACTCCTTTACATCTGTATTCTTCAATAGTCCTATTGATACTGACAGAGTAATCGAAGCAGAAATTCAAACTGGTGATACTGGATTACCATCATCTGACTTTATAGGTGATGGTATGGATATGCCACCAGGAATCGAACAACCTGGATTTGGCAACATTGTATACATTGAACCAGAACCTGTTGAGATTGAAGGAGAAGGTGGTGTATTAAGACTACAAGATTCCGCAACTGTTGTTTCTGCGGAGATTCAAGATATTGTTACCGTTAATTCTATTTCAACGGTAAGTAAAGCAATCACAAGCACAGTACAGAATCTCATTCCAAATGATGCTCTTTCTAACATCAACTTCTTTGAGACTGCTGCATATCTTGATGTTGACCTTGATCCTACTGATACTATTGTATACATTCCAGATACTGCTAAGTTTAAGACAAATGGATATTTGTTGATTGGAAATGAAGTTGTAAGATATTTACGCAAAGTAAACGACCGTTTCTTGTTTGTAGAAAGAGGGGAAAATAATACTACCCCACAATTCTGGGCGGCGGGAACATTCTTAAGACAAATTCCAGATCCAGTATCTATCGCCTTCGGTGGTGTCATTGCTGTTGAATCTGATGCAGCAGTTGTCAGTATTGCTCTAGAAACACAAATTTCTAGAGAATCTACAATTCCTAGACAATCTTCAGCACAAATTACCACAGATCATGATACAACAACTGAATTTGTAATTACTCCACCACCAGGAGGAGCGGTTGATGGATATGAAGAATCTCTATTCTTGCTAGATCCAGTTCCAGTAAGAGGAAATAATACCTCTGGTGGACATGATGGTGATGTGGATTTAATTGATGTCAATGGTCAATATTTCGTAACCCTAAGAGATACTACTGAACAACTTATTACTAATGAACTATTTGGATCAGTTCAGCAATACATTGGTCGTTATGTTAAGACAAACGCTGGTCCAACAATTGGAAACTTTGATCAAATTCTTGATGACGGTACGTGTAATGTATCTGGTGTTACATTGCTCGAATTAAGTTTCCACTTCCCAGCATTGACGATTGGAGACTTTGTTGAAAGATCAGAATCTAGTTACACTTTATCTGGAGACTATTTCAATCTTACAAATTCATCTATCCAAAATCCAGTTGCTATTAGTTCTTCTGCGGGAACTGTAGGTGGAACTGTTAATGTACAAGACACAACGTACTTCCCAACAGAAGGTTACCTATTCACCAGCGGAGGAACAGTTATCCAGTATACTGGAAAACAACCAACTTCCTTTACTGGATGTACTGTGACAAGGGGTCCAAACACGATTAGTGCTGCTGATCAGTTGATTCCGTTTTCAATTACCTAAATATTGCTATAAATATAAATAACTCAGGCACAAATTACGTCGGAACAGAAAACCAATGGCTGCTATTATCTCTGATAAGTTTAGAATTTTTAATGCGAAGCAATTCCTCGAATCGCTAACTGAAGGTGCTACTGACACTAGTGCCGAGCGTTCAAGGATGTATTTCTTCGTTGGACGACCCCAACCCTGGAAGGCATACTTAGAAGTTTATTCTAAGTCAGCAACTAACTTCACAGTAGGGAACGAAGTGTATATTGGAACGTATGGTTCCACCGCATTCCGCGCCACTGTTTCTGCCGTTTATGATAGTGCCCTTCTGTTAACCGACATTTTTGGCAGCAGCGGTGTTAACTCTGTTCCTCCTCTTGGCAGTGCTCTAAAAGAGACCGCTGATGGTGGTTCATCCGATACTGGTGCTACAGCAACCACTGGTGTTTATCGTTACGGTACTGAGGACGTTCCTCCCCTCCCTCTCGATAACCAAAGAGAAAAGATTGGTCTTTACGACGAAATTATTGCTGCTAAGCGTATTACTGACGCTTTCGCAAGAACTGTTATCCGCCGTTATAACTGGGATCTAGTTGCTAATCCTAAGTATGACATGTGGAAACCTGACTACTCTGCTACCCCAGGTGGCGGTGGTCAAATTGGAAAGCAAACTGCAACTGGTCAAGACAGCATTGCTGATGCTAAGTTCTATGTAATGAACTCTAACTATGAAGTATTCAAGTGTCTCTACAATGGAGAGAATCCTTCAAACGCTACTGGTCAAAACGCAACCGAAGAACCTCTAACTTCAGGTGCTAACTACGATGCAGCAACTGGTCTCTATACAGAGACAACTGGTGCTGGTTACATCTGGAAGCACATGTACACCATTCCAACCGATGATGTTCTGAAGTTCCTTTCTTCAGACTTCATGCCAATCGTTCTTCCAGCACAACCTTCGAGAGTTGCCGTAGAAGGTCTTGCTGTTGCTGGAGCATTAGATGTTGTTCTAATTGAAGATGGTGGCAACAATCTACCCGCATCACAAACTCTTTACACCAGCGTCAAAGGTGATGGAACTGGTGGTATTATTGAGTTTGCTACTGATGGATCTGGTACAATCACTTCTGCTTCTGTAGCAGTACGTGGATCTGGTTACACTTATGCTAACGTCCTTCTAGGAAATGGCAACCTTTTCTCAGATCAAGCACTTACATCTGCTGTAGCAACACCTTCTGCTGCTACTGGTGCTATCGAAGTTGTTATGGCTCCTCAGGGTGGTCATGGTTCTGATCACGAAACAGAACTCAACGGTAAGCGCGTAATGACAAACATTCGCCTTACCTATGCTGAGGGTTCTGGAGACTTCCCAGTTGATAACGACTTCCGTCGTATCGGTATTATCAAAGATCCATTTAACTGGGGAACCACAACTTTCGCAACAGGCGATACCCTCTCTGGTCTAAGAGCAGTTAAGGTCACTGGAGCAACTGCTGACTTTATTCCCGATGAGAGAATCAGTCAAACCGTAACTGGTGGTACTGCTTATGGTACTGTTGTTTCTTGGACACTCGATAGCGGTTCTACTACTGCTGGTGTTCTTAAGTACATCCAAACCAATGATTCACACACCGATCAAGGTGTTGTAAGAGCATTCGAAAGCAATGCTGGTAACGCAATCTCAGGTGTTCAGTCTGCTGCTTCTGGCAACGTTGACACTGGATATTCTAACACACTTCTCGGTTCTACATTCGCTTCTGGTCTAGCAGCACCAGAAATCGAAAACAACTCTGGTGACGTTATCTACATTGAGAACCGTCGCCTCATTACTCGTGCTCCTGACCAGATTGAAGACATCAAACTAGTCATCGAATTCTGATCAAAATTAAATAATTCAAGTCCCCCGAGAGATCGGGGGATTTTTTTTATCTCTACTAAATACTAGAGACTAGATAGTGTATTGGCGGAGTACAATGCCACAGAAGACCAACCTTAATGTAAATCCTTATTACGAGGACTTTGACGCGAGCAAGAATTTTTACAAGATTCTTTTCCGTCCTGGTTACTCAATCCAAGGCAGAGAATTAACGCAACTTCAATCTATTCTACAGAATCAGGTTGAAAGTTTTGGTAAGTATGCTTTTAAGCAGGGAGAATTAGTCATCCCTGGAGAAGTTGGTCTCAATACAAAATTAGATTACGTCAAGTTATCCTCAGTGTCAGAAGTTGCTATTTCTGAGGGAGATGACATCGTATATAAGAAGTATGATATTACTCAGTTAATTGGTCTTCAACTGCGTGGTTTGACTTCTGGTGTTATTGGAAATGTTCTTTCTGCAAATCTAGCAACAGAAGCATCTTCTGACACTTTGTACGTATCTTATCAGAACAGTGGCAATTCTAACGCAGAATCTACTTTCCGTCAAGGTGAAACTCTAGAAGTTATCGATGGTGTTAATACTCCATTGATGGTTGTTGGCACGGATGGCAGTGTTCTACCTACAAGTATTAATGTAACGAATCCAGACACTGGAGATGTAACTTCTCTAGAAAGTCCTGCTATGGGATATGCTTCTGCTGTTAAAGTAGAAGAAGGTATCTATTTTGTCAATGGTTATTTTGTGCGTAATGAAGAGCAACTCCTCGTTATTGACGAATATTACAACAAACCTTCCGCAAAAGTTGGATTTACAATCAGAGAAGAAGTTGTAACTCCTGAAGAAGATTCATCTCTTTACGATAATGCTATTGGTTCTTCTAACTACACAGCACCTGGAGCACATAGACTAAAGATTAGCCTAGAACTCAAAGAGTTTGCTCTAGATGCAATTACCGATAAGAATTTTATTCAACTCCTAACTGTTAATAGAGGAGTTGTACAAAGAAAAGTGTCGCCTGCTGATTACAGTGTTCTAGAGCAAACTCTTGCTAGAAGAACATTTGATGAGAGTGGTGACTATGTAGTACAAGATTTCTCTATTGATATTAGAGAGTATGCTCAGAAAGACGGCAATAGAGGTCTATATGCTGCTGATGAATTTGATCTGTTTAATGGATTGAGTGCTACTGAAGCTAGCAGAAAAATGATTGCTAGCATTGGTCCTGGCAAGGCATATATTAGAGGATATGAAATTGTCAACAAAGAGACTAAGTATCTCGAAATTAACAAAGCAAGAGAAAGTCTCAGTAGTGACAATGTAACTCTTAAGACAAAGGGTCTGCCAACATATACTATTAGTAATGTATATGGCAGTGTTCCTCTAAACAAAGAGGGATCGCAACTTACTGCGTACCCAACTGTATACTTGTCAACTCTTTTCAATGACGGTTATGTTGGTCTTGGTGGCACAGAACTAGACTCAAATTATCGTCAAACTATTGACAGAAGAGGTAAGTTTTTTGATTCTAACATTGGAATCAAAACAGTAACACTTGAAATTGTTGATGTCAATATTCCTATTACAAGTATTATTCCAAGTGATTTAGAAAATACTTTTAGCAAGTTATGGTATGTCAAGACTAGAGCAGGCACTAACATTGTCTCATATGTAGATGTACTTTCTTATTCCAAAGTATTCAAACCACTTAAAAACCCAGGAACTACAGAAGAATCTAGATACCTAGAAGTGACAGTTGCTGGAACTAAGAGTGATCTAGAGAATATTTTTAAAGAGTATGATGAAAGTTCTCAAGGTAAAAATAGAAAAGTCTTCTTGACAGAGAACGATGCTATTGGTGACGAAAAAGAAAATTTAGCATCTACAATTTTTGCTAATGTAATCGACTATAGTGAAACTATTACTCCTGTTGTTGGTACAGCAAAACCAAGTAATTTCTACTTAGAAGAGAGAGGAGAGGGATTCAATCCAGATTCTGATATCGTAATCTCAAAAGGAACTCTTTCACAGGGTGGCGATGCTTACAATGCTAAGTTTGCATTATCATACTTTGATCCACAGTTCTTTACTAGAATTGTATTAGAAAATGTAGTACCAACAAATTCATATGGTGTTGGTGAATATGTTTATGGTTTGACAAGTGGTGCTTATGGTGTAGTAGAAGGAGCTCCAAACGGGGTTTATTCTACTGGAAAAATCCTATTTGTTAAAACCCTTTCTGGAAAGTTTGTTCCTGGTGAGACAGTCAGGGATGAAGCAGGAAATCTAGTGAAAATTGCTAAAGAAAACACAATTTCTCACTTTATTGTTCAGGAAAGAGGATTGGGTTATCCATCCACATCTACAATTGTAGTTGATGGTGTTGGTTATGATCAATCTCAAGTTGAATTGTCATTTAATGGTCAGGGTATTTACAGAGTTGATATTGTTGACAGAGTTTCTTTTGCTGGAGAATATTCGAAACCACCTGTAGTAACAATCAATTCTGGTGACAATGTTCCAACAACTAACGCAGTAATCGTTCCTGTATTGAATAGAAATACAGTAACGACATACACTCCACAAAATGTAAAATCATTTGGATCATCATATGGATCTGGCAATGTCAATCAGTTTACTGCTGACTCTGTTGTAGATGATAGAGACTTTGCTAATGTTACATCAGTAACAGATTTTACGTTCTTCGGATCAAAGGGAACCAAATTCCTTGAGTCTACAAGTTTCAGTGCAGATGCTAGCAGCATTGTACAACAGGGCGATTTGATTCAGTTCTCGGATGCTTCTAACAATGTTATCAGAGCAATTGTTCAATATGCTACTATCCAAAAAGGATCTGCCAAGACAAGAATTTACATTGATGAAACTCTATATGATGATGTAACTAGCACCAGTGTTGTTCTCCTCCGTCCAAGAATTAAGAATCCAAATTCTGGAACTCTTCTTTTCCCAACAGGAAGTAAGCAAGTACAAAAAATCTCTGCTGGATCTGATGATACTAAGATCAAGTATTTCTTCAGAAGAGACTTTGTTACTGCTGGTTCTACTGGTGGCGGTATCATCTCATTTGCTGCTCAGTTGCCATTTGGTACACAAAGATTTACATCATTTAATGAAAAGAACTATATTGTTACTGTCTTGAATAAGAACAGTGCTGATTTAGTTGAAGATGGTGATATTGTTTACATCGATGCTGACAATGTAGAAGTTACTTCGGCAACTGATACAGCAAGTGGATTGACCTCTGGCAGCATCACATTCCAACTACCAACTTCATACTTTAATACCAATTTTGCTGGCGAAGCAAATTATGTTGCTCCTGAGTTGAAACTCACCGCAACACTAGAAGTTTCAAATGCAAAACCAAGACTCAAAACTTCCATTGAGAATAAGCGTATTGTTGTAGATTCTGCTGGTGATAGAGTTATTCCTTTTAGAGGAACTGACTATGATAGTGATGTTGTAGAAACTTTATCGTTCTCTGACGCATATAAACTACGTTATGTTTATGAAGGAACTAGTACACAACCACCCGAAAT